ATCTGTAAACTTGGATTCGCCATTATTGTATTGTGTATGTTAATGCACTAGCCATCTCTGCATAAGATTCATAAAAATCAGTTCCTGATGTACCTGTTAGTTGTAATAGTTGCTCATCTGTTAGTGCTGTGTTATATACTTGTAGTTGTTTTACTTTGCCAAATAAGTTTTGTATACCGTCACCTCTGTCAAAAACTAAAGAATTAAAGGTGCTAGATGAAAATGCAGCAAAACTTGTATCAGTATATTCAGTTCCATTTACCCATAATGCACAATCATTTACTTTAAATTTAACCGCTATTTTATTAAAACCTGATTGTAATGCTTTACTGTAAATACCTAAATTCGTTCCTGAACCTGCACTTTCTACACTTATTTGATTTGAAGAAACAAAAAGACTTATTTTATTTGTCAAACTACCATCTGTTATGCTAATCATTTTATTTGTAGCATCTGTACCTGTTATATTTTCTAATTCTACAAACAAAACCCCCTCTGTACTATTAATCAAACTACCTATACCATCTCTTGTGAAGATGTCTTGGTTTCTTGTAACTGTACTTCCTGAGGTTGGAATATAACTTGTTTCGTAAGAACTTTGTTCTACTTGACAACCCCAAATGTATAGATAATCACTTACACTTGCAGAACTACTTAATTGTATCTGAGGAACTTCACCTGTTAGTGAAGATGTACCTGTTGCTTGTAGTCTATACCAATCATTACCTACTGATTCAATACTACCTGTACCTGAAGTTACAGTTCCATTTGTTAAATTAAATTCTGCATCAATAATTGAAGAAGTAAAGAAAAGTTTTATAAAATCTGTCGTTCCTTTTTTTGCATATAAAGTAAAAGTATAATCACTACCTGAACTTGCTGAAATTAATTCATACAATCTTCTTACTGTACTAACACTATTTATCGTAATTTTACTTGCAGTATTATTACCTGATGGGGATATAGTTTCACTTGTGTTTTCGGCTACAGTTACATAATTTTTTGCATACCAAGAATCAAAAGATTCACTATACTTTATAAGATTTGTCCTCTGAGGCTCTGCTAATATATGTGGACAACCTCCTCCTGTGTAGTCTATACGAGGTACGTTATCTCTTGTAACTTCTTTTACTGATATGTTTGTTATTGAGCCATAGAAATTAATTCCCGTGATTTTAAAATCACTTTGAGTAGCAGTTATATATTCACTGTATGTTTGATCACCCGAATTAGAAGAACCAACATTAGGCATAAATACCGACCCACTTACATAGTTAATTATATCGTAAGTGACTTTATAGGTTTTACCTATTGTAAAAACACTACTTTGAACTAATTGTTGGGAACTTCCATTCGCTCCATTTCCATTGGCAGAATTTCCTGATATAGTCCAAACATCTTCGATAGTCCAATTAGTAGTTCCTGTAGGAAAATCTCCATCTGTGATTTCCTCATCTCCTATAACCTCAGCATAATTTACTAAACCATTTTCATCTACTCTTGTAGCAGCAGTTGCTCTAGTAACATCCATATCTGCTGCTGTGTATTCTTTTACTGATACGCTTGATAAACTAAAAAGAGCATTTGACAATCCTCTTATTATCAATTCTGATAAAGCATAATTGTGTGTAAAGATAAAAGTATGTATTCCTGTTTCAGTTATAGTATAAATATTACTCCCGTTCGCATTTACAAATTGAGCAGTGCCTACCCCATTATAACTTATAACATTAACCGTAACAGTATATCTAACTCCTTCTGTCAATATACCTTGAAATATACCAGAATTAGCACTAGCACCAATAGTTGCTACTCCTCCTGTTGCACTTGTAACCCCATACTTAGACCAATCATCTAAATCATTAGCAAAACTACTATCAACTATTTCTTCAGCACCCTCAGTAGGTACAGGAATAACTGCATACAATTCTCCTGCCTTATATCCGTTAGGAGTTACTACTATACTAACATCATCTAATAAACTCATTCTATATTATTTAAAGTTGTTAATTGTGCTTCTAAACAAGCCTTAGCCTCAAATACTCCACCATCAGCAATAACTCTTGCTTTAAAGTCATTAGTTTGCTTTTGTACAGGGGTTAATCCACCCTTGTTACTTGTTGGTAATGATATGCCTAGAGATAATTTCATTATGAACTTGTGTTACCATCATGCTCTCTGTACCCTATGCCAATACCACTTGTTAAAGTGATAGCAGTCGTACGGAAAAACAATGTAGTACCAGCATTCATAGTCTGACCATTTAAAGCAGTAACATTAGTAGCATCTCCTGCTATTGTAGAAATTACTGATTCAACTGGAAAAAATATGCAATACCAGTCTTTACCTGTTTGTGCAGCAGTAGTAAAAACTTCTGTTCCTGTACCTTTCCCTAGCATCTCAAATAGTAGGGTATTGTCTGTATCGAATGTACTCATTTTTATTTGTTTTTTATATTATTATTAATCTGTAAATATTTTTAGTATAGCCCCTAAAGTTATAGTATATATAACCCACATTGCTTTTACTAATATTTTTCTCATAGATGTATTTCTATTTACCCTAGCAGTTACTCCATCATCTGGATTTAACAATCTTTCTGTTAGCATATCTAGTTTTTCATCTATACTGTTCATCTTTTCGTTTATAGAGTTTATATCTTTTTTCATTGAAACTATTTCCTCTTTAGTAGTCATTAATACGTTGTAGTTTTAATAGTTAAGTTAATATATATCTCTGAACCTCCTGTTGTTTCTTTTATCATTGGGAATATAATATCTCCTGCTGATATATCTGCATCAGATGCTGCTGCAAAAGTAGTTTCATCTATAGCAATTAATTTATTGTTACTTGCAAGTCCTGTTAACTCTATCTCTTTTACTCTCTCAGCAGTTCTATTAGATGTATTATCTGCAACTGGAGTTAGTTTACATATTGCTATTTTAAACTCATTAGAACCTGTACTTGTCGCCCATCCTTTAAAAGATACTGCACTACAATTCTCAGGAACTATTTGTGCTTGACCCATCTCAAAAAAAGCGTTAGGTGCTATAGTAATACTTCCTAAAGTTGTACCACCTGAATCTATATTAATTAAGTATGGTGATTTGTTGTCTAGTAAATCTTGACCATAAGAGTAGTTAGTTAACGCAGTTGTAATATAACCTTGCATCTTATAGTTAGTAGCACCCATAAATGACTTGTCTTGCCATTGTAAGTTACCATCAGTACCAGTAGCAGATGTACCTGCAGTCTTGCTCAGTACAGTATTATTAGTAGCAGTTTCAAACCCTTTTGGATTATGCCTATTAATATCGTTTAAATTCTTATGTTCGTTTGCAGCCATTTATATATTTATTTTAACAATCATCACATGGACAAAAATTCTTCCAACTATCATAACCTCTACGCCTAGTATATATGCTATCATACATTATTATACCATGATTCTTATACACATTATCATTACAAGGCTTATTAGCATCAAATGTAGGATATAAACCATTCTGGTCGCTATCTGTCATATAATCTATCATATCCTTTAAGTATATCTCTGCCTTTCTATAAGTATCTTGCTTGTAAACATTTAACTCAGCAGGGTCTATAATCGTAGCAAACTCATCTATATTGTGAACAATACCAGCACTACTACTATTACTCTGTACTTCATTGATAACCTCAAACCTAACAAACCAACATAGACATCTTGTCAAGAAATCATCCATCAAAGTTTGATTCGCAGGTGTTAAAGTACCATCATTGTGTTGTGTTTTAATTTCTTCATAAAACTTCTGACCTAATGCTGGTTTTAAATGAGCCAACTCAGAAAGTAAAATAGTGTTATCAGAAATTAATGCAGTATCTGTATTAGCATTAGTAAAACTATTGCTTATAACTTCTCCTGCTGTTACTAAAGGTATATATTGGTTTACGTTTGCCATAGTTATTCGTTTGTTTCAGTTACTTGTAAATCACCTGCATCATCATCTCCTTTCCCATCTGCATCATCATCTCTTGTTACAATGATTTGCTCTCTATCTGTCAAGAACATATTACCTTCTTCTAACATAGGTAAATCCTCATCTAACATTTTTCTTTGCTCATTTATAGTAAGAATTGCTTTAGGGTCAATCTGAGTTGCAAAACTAATTGGTGGCTCATAATGTATAATTAACTCCTCTGGTAAAAAGCCCATTTCTTTATAAAGAATAGTTCTTAAACCATTTAAAAGCAAATCTGAAGTATCTTTAATTACTGTAGTCATTGCAAGATCATATGCAATTCTTATCTCACTACCTGTGTTATTCATCTTACCAGAACTAACTAATCCACTTAATGATGGTTGCCATCTATGTGCAGTTACAATATTCTGGTCAGTAATTCGTTGTAAGTCTATCCAACTACCTTCTTGGTCATCTTTTATTATCTGAACATTAGCATTAGCAGCATCACCATTCTTAACGATAAACATTATCTTACCATTGTTACCATCTCCAACAAACTTCTTCTGTGCTTCTCTTACTAACTTCTTTGCTTCTTCTTCACCCATATCACCATTAATCTCAATAATAGCAGAAGGTTGAAAGCCATTTTTGAATTTAGTGTGATTCCATTTACCAATCTCATAATCTACTGCTATATGCTCTAAAGCAGCAACATAATCTGGTAAACCATAGAATTGGAATGTAGGTTCGTAATCTTTAAATTGCATTACAAATCTACTCCCACTCATCTCAGGATATAGAGGTATAATGTTTAATTTGTCCTTCATAGTATTGTACTTAGCCCAGTCTGGGTGTACATATACTTGTTTCTTGTTTTTAGACATTCTAACAGTAGTTGCATCTATGTGATATAGATTTAGTCCACCATCGTATAAAACGCCTTCAATGTAAGCATTTCCAAAAGTGTAGTAATCATCAGCAAGTTTCTTAAAAACTTCTCTTAATGATTCACCATCTGCATTTACATCTTTAATATATTCTCTAACAGTTTCATTGTTGGTTACAAACTTTGCACCACTTGTGAATACTGCCTTCTGTGCCAATACACTTCTATGTGTACTAGATTTTCTTTTTAGTTCTGCTAAATATTGAGGAAAGAGGTTGTTATTACCAAAAGGAATAAACTTAGTCCTTACCTTTGATAAGTCTTGAGGTTCTTCAATATGTTCAGGAATTGCTAAGTTAAAAACTCCAAATTCAAAAGTATTACTCTTCTGATTCTGTAGATTTTTTACCTGACTTTTTTGTTTTCTTTGGCTCATCTTTAGTTTTTGTAGTTGATAATTTTTCTATATTAGAAGTCATACCTAATTCTTCATAAGCATACGCTAACTCTTCTTGAGTAGCATTTGCCCATTTAATCTTAAAATCACCTTTGTAAAGTGTTCCAGATGATTTACTCGCTTTATATTTTGCCATAATTGTATATATTTTTAAGTGTGATAAATCTACAATATTTCCACCACAATCACACATTTTATAAAAAAGATATTAATAGGAAAATGTTATAAACTTTTTACGAACTAAGTTCAACCTATCTATCTTTAATTATTACGCTGCTGTTGTTGCAGTTAATGCTGAAGTATTAACATCAACAGTTCCTGCGTACTCTCTTGGTAACTCAAATTGTCTTGCCATTAAGTTAACAGTAATACCACTCTCATCAGAATAAGCAGCACCAGTACCACCTTCAAATCCACTTAAGTTTAAGAAAGTTTGACTTCTACTTGCTACATCTTCATTAGCGTATTTTTGAGAAACACCTAAAACCCACCATTTACCATTAGTGTCTAAAGCCATTCCCATCATACACTCATTAAGCATTTTTTGTAATTCAGTGAATTTTGCTACTTCTATTTTAGGTAACATGAAAGACAAACCACACTCAAAAGCAGTTGAGCCATTTTCTTTAGTAGCATTTATAGTTAATGCTGGAAGTTCATTTTTAAACTCATATACAAACCAATTTGCTGGATTTGTACTATCAAGTATACTATCTATACTGTGTGCTGGGTCACTGTATGATATTACATCACTACTTGTCCAACTTCTTAGTAAGATTTGAGAAATACCACCAGTTGCTTGTAAATCAGCACAACCTATTGCTAAACCTGTATCTATTGCCATTTTTTTATTATTTTATTAATTATTTAAAAAGTAATTAAGAGAGTGCTTTTACACACTCTCTATTATTACATTATTGTTATGCTACAATTCCCCATTGAACAAGAGAAGAGTATAAGTACTGTACTCCTAACTTGAAGTAACCTCTGAAGAACATTTTCTCTTCTAAGTCATCATAGAAAACTTTGAAAGAACCTTCTGGGTCAGTTACATCAGAACCAATGATTAAGTTCTCAACTGCACAGTAACATACACCATTGTTAACATTTGCTGCTGCTGCAGTAATAAATAAATCAGGGTTAGTATCTGTTAAGATAGTATCCCACTCATACATTGCTACTAACTCAACACCTCTAAACATTACTCTACGCATACCATCTACTTGATTAACGATTGCTAGGTCAGCAGAAGAACCTTCTAGGTTTGCTAAGTAAGCGTTAAAGATTTTAGGAGTTACGAACATTTTTTTATCTCCTGCTGGTACTTGTTGAAGTGCTGCAGGTGCTTGGTCATATACATTTCTAATTAATCCGATTGCATCTGCTGCAGTTGGTGCTGCTTCTGTTCCAGCATACTCAATTACAGTTTCAGCCTTCATTAATTCCATCCAGCCATCAAATGCTGTGTAACCTGCTACTGCACCTGCTACATCACCACCCCATGCTAATCTTACTACATCAGAAGCGATTCCTTTTACTGCTCTGTTTACGATTGCATCAGATAATTGAGTTCCCTCAATATTCATTACATCTACACCAGAACGATACATTTCTTCAATGTAAGTTCCAAAGAACTCATCAGTACATTGTTCTAAAGCAACTCTACATCTTCCTGCAGTAATTACTTTGTCATCAATATCAAATTGTGTTGAACCACTTGTTGCAGAACATCCTGCATAAGGTTCTACTATTTTTGTTAGAGCAGCAGAAGTGTAAACATTCATTTTATGTTTAACATTAGGAATAACTCTATAGTTACGCATAATATCATCACTTCTAAATACTGGCTCATAAAAAATCTCGTTTAGTTGTGCACCACCATAAGTTGCTGCTATACTATTATTTGCTACGTTTGCCATTTTATTTTATTTTTTTAATTATTAAATTTACTTCTAATTCTATCTGCCATTGCATTGTAAAAACCTGCATTAGCATCTTCTTTTTTGTTCTCAACTACAACAGGGTCTGCTTCAGTTACAATCTCAGTACCTTTAGCAT